GAGATGATGGGAATTATTTATTTAAGTGCTTTAGCGGATGTGAACAGCGCAATGTGTTTGACACTATAAGGTCATTAGGACTTCTGCCTCAATCAGAGAAGTATGAACCCTTGGCTAATGTGAAACCTTTGCCCAAGCCTGTTGAGGTGGTCAAGACCCGTGACCTGGAGGCTGAGTGGCACTACACAGATGAGGATGGTCAGACTCTATTCATCAAGGAACGCTATAAAACAAATGATGCCAAGGGCAAGACTTACAGGAACTGTCAGTTGATGCCTAATGGTCAGAAGAAGTACACATTGGCAGATGTGAGGATTGTTCCCTACAGGTTGCCTAAGTTGTTGTTGGCTATTGGTGAGGGTAAGACCATCTTTATCTGTGAGGGCGAGAAGTCAGCAGACGCATTAGTTGCACTTGGCTTACAGGCAACTTGCACTCATGCGGGTGCATCGAGTTTCCCTGAAGTTGTAATTGATTACTTTGCAGGTGCAAAGGTGTGCGTAGTGCCTGACTGTGACACGGCTGGTTGGAGTTACGCAAAGAAGGTTGTATCTTCTTTGGTGGGTGTTGCGGCATCTCTCAGGGTATTGGACGAACTTCCCTTTGATGGTGACGATGCCTTTGAGTTTGTGATGGATGGGAACACTAAGGATGACCTGATTAAAAGGGTAAAGGATGCCCCTCAAATATTGACAGTTGATGACTTTGTTATACCACAGAGGTATGTTGTGGGTTCGGTTGATTCGGGTATGCAATTGGACGAGGATGGTGTGCCACCACTTGAGGTTGCAAGAGAAGATGTTGTAGATGTAGAAGGTGCGACAGTTGCGACAGTTGAGGCAACTCCTGTGGCCACTAAAAGATTTAAGGTCGAGGATTGGAATCAGATTCAGGATGAGAAGTTGGAGTGGCTTATTGAAGGGATTATCCCTAAGAAGTCTTTTGTGGCTATGTACGCACCACCCGCCAGCTTCAAGTCTTTTGTGGCACTTGATATGGCTCACTCAATAGCAAGTGGTGAGGACTGGATGGGACACGCAACGAACCCAACGATGGATGGCGAGAGACGGCAGGGTTGCATCCTTTACTTGGCGGGTGAGGGTTTTGGTGGTATGGGTGCAAGGGTTAAGGCACTAAAGATATTTAAGGACTCGGATGGGTCTGAACCCATCTTAATTGTTAGGCATCAGATTAATCTCAGGTCATCAGATGAGGATTACCTTGCCCTGATTGAATCGGTTAACGAGGTGTTGCTAGAACGCAATTGGACTATTGATTTGATTATTGTTGATACCCTGATGAGGGCTTCGGGAGGTGGGTTTAACGAGAACTCGTCTGAAGATATGGGCATGATAGTCAACAAGATGGGTGAGTTGATGCAGTATTACAACTGTGCTTTGATGGCCATTCACCATTCGGGTAAGGATGTTAGTCGAGGTTTAAGAGGACATAGTTCTCTGTTGGGTGCTGTGGATACAGAGTTGGAGATTGTCAGGGTTGATAACGCAATATCGTTTAAGGATGCAGTTTCCCGCAAAAATGGTGATGTAGCTGGTCAAGGGATATTGACTGTGACCAAGCAAAAGGATGGTGAAGACGGCAAACCAATTGGATTTGAGGTGGTGTCTGTGGAGATTTCTGTTGGCTCTTTGGGCATTGACTCGGTGATGAGTTTGGCCGTTAGGCCGTCACCTGAGACAGTTGAGGCGGCTAAAAAAGGTGGTCAAGGTGGTCGCAAAAAGAATGTTGGAACTGGTGAAAATCAGCGTTTAGCGTATGAAATTGTGAAAACACTCACTAATAAGAAAGATAACATAAAGTGGTTCGATGAAAGACCCAAATATGTGTGTTTGGAGGCCGATTTAAGGTCTGAATTTAAGTCAAGAAAGCCATCATCAACATCGTCTGAAACACTCGCAACGGGGTTTGATAGGGCTACTAAATCGGGGTCACCAGTCAGGCTTGGGGACAAAGATGGGGTCAAGTATGCCTACATCTTGGATGAGGATGCGGATATGCAACCTGTGGATGTTGGGTATAGAAGTAATGATTAGTTACTACCACAACCCGACAAAGCCGACAAATGTCGGTGTTGTATTGTGTCGGCATACCGACAGACAACAACAAAACTCTTTAGAGTTGTGTTGTCTGTCGTGTCGATGTCGGGTTTTGTCTGTCTGTAATTGATTTTGAGATTTTGAAAGGTTTTTGTGATGATTAAGAAAAAACAGATTATTCCAAGTCCAATTGAGGTGAAGTTTCCGATGTCGGATTTTGATGTTCATGCCAACAGTTTGTTGGTTAATTTGATAGAAGTTAAAGACAAGCATGAGCAGAAATTTGGTGTTGGTAGATTGTTAACTTTAGTAGACAATGAACTTAGAGAGAAATTTTGGTTGCAAAGTCAAAGAGTTTGGGTTGGTCAGCAGTCCAAGGACATTGAAAAGTTTGACCGAGCAGTTCAGGGAATGATTAGAGCATTTGGGTTTTTGGAGGATTGGGCATTAATTTATGGAGTTGACCCGATGCCTGATATTTCGGTGTTTGAGCATCAGATGGGTGATGGGTCTGTGATGGTGGTTGTTAAGTCGGAGATGGATGCCAAGATGTTTGAGCAGTTTAGGGTTAAGCCAACTCGTTTTGTTGATTCGAGCATTAAAGATACAAGAGATTGTCATGTTTGGACAATGGCCGAGATTGAAGAGTTGTTGAAGTCACCAGTATTAAAAGATGTGGTTGAGGCTAAGAGAATGTATGGTCATGCCAAGCTGGTGAACTTGACTGGTTTCGATGATATTCAGTCAGACCTAGACTTTAGCGAGCCAAGCCAGTTGCCTGTTCTGTTTAACACTAAACACGCTGAGAGGTTCAAAGATGGTTAGACCACCCAAGAGAACTACTCGGTATTTCCAAAGGACTTTGGGTGTTGAGGAGTTGCAGATTTTGATTGCCGCAGGAAATGGGAATATCTCCGATGGGTTTCGGGAACTGATGGATGTTTACAGTCATGTGTGGAGTCTTGGATTTAGACCCATCATGCCACTCAGTTCGATTGAGGTAGCCTTGAGTATTGATGATGTGATTCAAGGCAACCAAGAGGATTCTAGTGAGGATTAGAGGTATTATTGAGTAGTCCGATATTGCCTGTAAATTATATTATTTTTTAATAACTAAAAGTTTGGTTAAGTTTACTTCTATATATTCATTTTCATATATAAAAAAGATATGCAAAGTTTTGCATAGGTTACGGCAAAAAGTACCATCCGACCCTTTTACATTTTCGATTTCCCCGCCAACCCGCCAGCCGCCAACCCGCCAGCCGACCGAGTTATCAACAGCAAAATTGACCAGTTGTTCACATTTGCCCCGAAAACAGGTCAGTTGCCCAATTAAACCTGTGGATAACTACCCCTGTGGGTATGGTTCTAGTTTACATAATGAACATAGTAGAATGTCACTTATTGGTGCATGATTTGTAACTCGTTGATTTCATTAGATATTTTGGTTAGTATCTGCTATTTAGTTATTCATGTACGAGATTAGTTCTAATTTGGATTTTTGGTCGATTGAAGGGGGGGAGGGGGTCGGCTTGGCTTTAAGTTTTTGTGGGTGCATCCAACCCACATAAAAAGCGAAATAGACAAATAAGTAATATAGACAGCCCCATTTCAAAAAAAAATTGAATATAGAACCAAAATCGTTTATAGTCCCACCCACCACATCCCCAAGGGACAATTGTGAACGACATACAACTTGAAACAGACTATCCCCCCAAGTCCAAAGGCGGCAGACCCAAAAAGTTAAAAACAACACTTAAAGAGTTTGCGTCTAACCCACCAGCCACCCTCCCCAAAACAGACCACCAGCGAATGAGGGAACTCAAGGACTTGATGATTCGTAGTGGCGGCAAAGACGTTGCTCAAAAGTTAATTGATATAGCGCTAAACGACAACCACCCCGCCCAAATAACAGCCATCAAGATGTGCATAGACCGCACACTCCCAATCTCCATGTTTGAGAAAGACAAAACCCAACGGGGTGCAGTCACCATCAACATCACAGGCATCGGTGCAACAACCATACAGGCCAACACCGAAGAAGAAGAAAACATCGAGGACATAGAACCCAAGTATGGCTGAACTCAACTTCTCCCTCCTGCCCTGGCAAGAGGAAGTCTTCAAAGATAAAACAAGATTTAAAGTCGTTGCGGCTGGCAGGCGGTGCGGTAAGTCTAGACTAGCCGCCACAACTCTATTAATAGAGGCATTGCGCTGCCCTGCGGGAAGTGCAGTTCTGTATGTTGCCCCCACCAACGGCCAAGCTAGGCAGATTATTTGGCAAGTGTTACTTGAGTTGGGCAGAGATGTCATCCAGTCCAGCCACATCAACAACCAAGACATTGTGATGATAAATGGGGCAACCATCTATGTCAGAGGGGCAGACAGACCCGACACCTTGCGTGGAGTCTCGCTTACCTATGCAGTTTTGGATGAGGTGGCAGACATTAAGCCTGAAGCGTGGGAGCAAGTTATTCGAGCCTCACTCAGCGATAAGAAGGGTAGAGCATTATTTATATCCAGCCCCAAAGGGCGCAACTGGTTCTATGACTTGTGGAACTTAGGACAAGATGGACAAGACGAAGAGTGGAAGTCCTGGCACTTCACCACCCAAGACAACCCAATGATTGACCCCAATGAGATAGAATCGGCCAAGAAGACATTAAGTAGCTTCAGTTTTAAGCAAGAGTACATGGCCTCGTTTTCCAATGCAGGCTCTGACATCTTTAAAGAGGAATGGATTAAATATGGGGAAGTACCTGAACATGGTTCGTATTTCATTTCTTGCGATTTGGCAGGATTTGAAGAAGTTGCTAAACAAGCGGCCAACAGTAAAAAAAGATTAGACGAATCTGCCATTTGCGTTGTCAAGGTCACCGATGACGGGAAGTGGTATGTGCAAGAGATTATTCATGGCCGTTGGGACATACGGGAGACTGCCGCCAAGATTCTCATGGCCATCAGAGACTACCGACCTACCTCAATAGGGATAGAGCGTGGTTCTCTCAAGAACGCAGTTCTACCTTACTTGTCTGACCTCATGCGTAAGAACAACGTGTTTGCTCATATTGTAGATTTAACGCATGGCAATAGGAAAAAAGCAGATAGAATCATTTGGTCGTTGCAGGGAAGGTTTGAACATGGTAGGATTATTCTTAATCAGGATGAAGATTGGGAAGTTTTCCTAGACCAACTGTTGATGTTTCCATCGCAGGGTGTTCACGATGACTTACCCGATGCTTTATCGTATCTAGACCAACTCGCTATAACCTCATACTTTGAGGCAGATGAAGATGATGAAGAATGGAAACCTTTAGACATTATTAGCGGGGTATAGGGATGGCAGATGGTTTGTTTGGTGGGGGCGGTGCGGCATTTGGAATCTACCCACAAATGGGTGGGCGAAGAACTATGCAAGACCCACAAGCATCTGCCGATATTCCAGCAGACGTATTGCGTGGAAGGATTGTGGGATTGCTAGGGGCGATACCTGATTTGCTAAACCTCAAGAGGTCTTTACTGCCTGCGGAGGCTGTTCAAGCGTTAGAGTCTTACGGCAAGATTGCCCCTGAAGTTCCGTATGGTTCAGAATACTATTTACAAAATTTGCCACTACCACCAACCAGTCAGGTAGGTCAGGTTGCTAATCAGCTTGGCTCATTTGTCCCGCTAAACCCTGCACCTATTGCAAGGGCGGTTGGTAAGGTTGGTAATGTTGCATTGTCCGAGTTAGCTCGTGGAATGTATGGCAATGAGGGTTCTTTGGCTAACGTAATTCCTACGGCAATGAAGCCTATGATGGCTGTTGAACCTAGTTTATCTATGCCAAAACCTCAAGCCCAGGTGTCTGAACTAGGGTTCTATTCAGCGGCTGAACAGGCGGCATTGAACTTACCAAGGAACAAGGGTACAGGTCAGGCTTTTCTTAATGATCTGATGAAGTCACCTGATGTTAAGAAAGATGAGTTGTCATGGACTGGTCTAGATGATTTTCTTGCTAATAAGCCAAACGTCACCAAGCAAGAGGTGCAAGACTTTATTGCTAACAACCGCCTCAATTTACAAGAGCGTGTGTTATCAGGCAGAGGTGAAAAGTCTGGCGTGTTTAGTGAATTTAATCCTGATAAAAACCAATTCATTGTTTATGGAAATGACTTATCCTTACATGGCGCATTTAACACAGCCGAAGAAGCGGATAACTTTGTAAAACAATTTAATTCACAAATTCCTTACGGCCCTAGCAAATACGACAAATATCAATTGCCTGGTGGGGAGAACTACCGTGAGATATTGTTGACTTTGCCATTTAAAGAACCTGTTATGCCAAAAGGGTATCAGGTTACACCTATGCAGTACGATGATGGAACAGTTAAATATTTTGCAGAAACACCAACATCAAGAAGTCAAGGTTTCAGAACACAAGAAGAAGCACAAGAACAACTGTTAAAAACTGCAAATAATCTTAAAGGTTTTAGAGAAAACCTTGAGTCTTACAAATCATCCCACTTTGACGAACCAAACATCCTAGCCCACATGAGGGTCAATGATCGCGTCGATGCTGAAGGCAAAAAGATGCTATTGATTGAGGAAGTGCAGTCAGATTGGCATCAGGCGGGGCGGGAGAAGGGGTACAAAACGCCACAATTAGAAAGTGCGTTAAAAGAATATGAGCTTTTAGTTATAAGAAATGCAAATGGGCAAAAATTAACACCTCAAGAAATGGCGCGGGTTAAAGAGTTGCAGCCATTGGTTTCTGGAAAATCTGGGGGTGTTCCCGATGCCCCCTTCAAAGACACATGGCATCAACTAGCACTAAAGAGAGCAATTAAAGAGGCTGTGGACAAGGGCTATGACCGCATAGGCTTGACTACTGGTGCGCAACAAGCTGCAAGATATGATTTGAGTAAGCAAGTTGATTACATTGATTACAAAACATCTGGCTATGGCGATAGCGCCAAATACCGTTTAGGGATTGTTGACAAAAATCAACAAGGCATAGATTTGCCAAAAGAATATTACTCAGCAAAAGAACTTCCTGAAATTGTTGGAAAAGAGATTGCTGAAAAGATTATTAAAGGCGAAGGTCAATCTGGCGGTGGACGTATGACCTTAAGGGGTGTTGATCTGCAAGTTGGCGGTGAGGGAATGAAAAAGTATTACGATGAGATTTACCCTAATTACTTAAACAAACTAGGTAAGAAGTATGGCGCACAAGTAGGTGAGACTAAAGTAAATACAGTTAAAGAACGCGCTGAAAACAGCATGATTCCAACAACGAAACAAGAGCCAGTAAGATACCTAGACATAACCCCAGAGATGCGTAAGGCAGTCAAAGAAGGTCAACCATTGTTTACTGCAATCCCTGCTGGTACACTAGGTTTAGGCGCATTAGACTATTCCGACCCCTTTGGTAACACAATTGGCGAATCAATAAGGTAACCCTATGGCTACAAAAAAAGAACCGAAACTAGAACAAAACGAGTTTTACGAACCAACAGAGGCTGACAAAGAGTTAGTTGCCTTTGTGGTTGACCATTGTGACAGATGGAGAACTTACAGAGACACTAATCACCTTCCCGATTACCTTGAGTACGAGCGTATTTTTCGTGGTCAATGGGCATCAGAGGATAAAACTAGGGAATCTGAGCGTTCACGCATCGTAACCCCTGCTACACAACAAGCAGTTGAAACTCGTCATGCCGAGATTATGGAAGCCATCTTTGGACAAGGTGATTTCTTTGATATTGAAGACAATATCCAAGATGTAAATGGCAACCCCATTGACGTTGAGATGATAAAAAATCAACTCATGGAAGATTTTAAGAAAGACAAGATTAGAAAAGCCATTGACCAAATAGAGTTGATGGCTGAAATCTATGGTACAGGCATTGGCGAGATTGTTGTCAAAACTGAGAAAGAGTATGTACCTGCAACTCAGCCTATTCCTAATCAAATGGGGCAGGCGGCTATCGGTGTAATGGAGCGTGACAGGATTGCTGTCAAGATTATGCCCATTAACCCTAAAAACTTCTTATTTGACCCCAACGGAACAAGTATTGATGACTGTATGGGTGTTGCAGTAGAGAAATATATCTCTATTCACAAGGTTGTTCAGGGTATTGAGAGTGGTGTTTACAGAAAAGTTGACCTAACAACAACTGGAGATGACTCAGACTTAGAGCCAACCCAAGAGGTTAGCCAGTATAAAGATGAAAAGGTACTTTTACTCACCTATTACGGGCTTGTGCCTAGAGAATATCTCAAGAACTTGGAAGAAAACAAGGATGTTGTTGAGTTATTCCCTGAAAACTCTGCTTCTGATGATTATGCGGATATGGTTGAAGCCATTGTTGTCATTGCAAACGATGGACAACTCTTAAAAGCAGAAGAAAATCCTTACATGATGAAGGATAGGCCAATTTTGTCCTATCAAGACGATACTGTTCCGAATAGACTCTTGGGGCGAGGTACTGTGGAAAAAGCCTTCAATATGCAGAAAGCTATTGATGCTCAGATTCGCTCTCACTTGGATTCACTCGCTTTAACCACCTCCCCAATGATTGCAATGGATGCCACACGTTTGCCGAGGGGTGCAAAGTTTGAGGTAAAGCCAGGCAAAGCCATTCTTACCAATGGTGCTCCTAGTGAAATTCTGTATCCTTTTAAGTTTGGACAGACAGATGGAAACAACCTTGCGACTTCTAAAGAGTTTGAGAGAATGTTGTTACAGGCTACGGGTACGCTTGACTCACAAGGTATGGTATCTCAAGTCAGTCGTGATGCTGGTCAAGGCGGTATGTCAATGGCGGTGGCTTCTATTATTAAGAAGTACAAACGCACTTTGGTTAACTTTCAAGAAGATTTCTTAGTGCCTTTCATCAAGAAAGCGGCATTTAGGTATATGCAGTTTGACCCTAATCGGTATCCTTCTGTTGACATGAACTTCATTCCAACTGCTACTCTTGGAATTATTGCTAGAGAATACGAGCAACAACAGTTTATTAGCTTATTGCAAACCCTCGGCCCGAATACTCCTGTGTTGCCAGTTATCCTAAAAGGAATTGTTAGCAACTCTAGTTTGAGCAACAGGTTCGAGATGATGGATGCGTTAGATAAGATGAGTCAACCTGACCCACAAGCACAGCAACTTCAGCAGGCTCAACAGCAGTTGGCATTGCAAGCGGCACAGGCTCAGATTGCAGTTAACACCACTCAAGCGGAGCAAAACAGAGCAGAAGCACAGAAACTCAATGCTGAGACACAACTCATGCCTATGGAGATGCAAGCCAAAGCAATGGCAGCAAACACTAAGAACTTGCCCAACCAAGATGACTTGGCTTCCCGTGAGTTTGACAAACGAGTAAAGATTGCAGACTTGATGCTGAAAGAAGCAGACATTAAAAACAAGTCTAAGATTGTTGAGTTACAAATGGCAGATAAGGTCAACTCTCAAAATCAGGTTAAACAAGATTTTCTTACTAAACTCACAAATGGGTTAAATCAGAATGGCTAACATCAAAGACCTCATTCAAAGTATTGAGGCGGCAGACTCATCCTTTGATGAGAAGTTAGCCGCTATCAATCAGATGGAGGAAACCCTTGTTGCGATGAGAGCACAAGAGGAGCAAGCAGTTCAAGATAATGTAGACCTGATTGTTGAAGCCATCAAAGTGATGGAAAAGAAGGTTTCTGACCAACTTGAAGTTGCCAAATCCATTGTTCCTGAAAAGGGTGACAAGGGTGACAAAGGCGATAAAGGAATAGATGGTAAAGCAGGTCAAAATGGTCGTGATGGTCGTGACGGCATTAATGGAAAAGATGGGGTAGATGGGTCTGATGGGGTATCTGTTACGGATGCCAAGATTGACTTTGATGGTTCTTTAGTTATTACCTTGTCAACAGGCAGAGAGTTAAATGTGGGTGAGGTTGTTGCCCCCGACTTGGCTGAGAAAATTAAAGTTATCAGCACCATGTCTACTAATACGGCAGTTGCCAGTATTACAAGTGGAACAATTAGCGGAACAACAATTTCTTCAAGTCGTATTGACCTTAGAGATATAACGGCTACAACGGCTACATCTTTAACTCCTGATGTTTCTGTTGGTGATATTTATGCGTATACCGCATTGGCATCGGCATTGACAATTAACGCACCCATTGGAACACCTACCAATGGCGATAAATTGATATTTAGATTACTTGATAATGGCACAGGTAGGGCTTTAACTTGGAACGCTACCTATACAGTTATTGGGGTTACTTTGCCCGCAACCACAACTGCAAGCAAGACAACGTATGTTGGTTGTATTTATAACGCATTTAACACTCGTTGGGATGTTATTGCAGTAACTACACAGGCTTAATCATGCAAATCATCTTTGAAAACTCATACAACTCAATCGTTTTTCGGGATGCGTTAAACCTATCCGATGACCACACTTTTACCGATGCCGAGTTGGAAGCAATGAAGCAAACAAGGTTTGAAAATTGGGTAAAGGCAATTACTCAACCACCACCAAACTATATGCGTGGTGAGGATGGTGAGGTTCTACATGACGAGGATGGAAACCCCATCCCTGCTGAGTAATGGCGGCAAGATATTGGGTTGGCGGTGCGGCTACATGGGATGCTACTGCTGGAACTAAATGGGCTTTGACTTCTGGCGGTGCTGGCGGTCAAACTGTACCCACATCTTCGGATACTGTTTTCTTTGATGCCGCATCAGGTGCTAATACTGTAACAATTGGGTCGGGTACGGCTATTTGCTCAACTCTGACAATGACAGGATTTACGGGGACATTGGCGTTTGGTACTAATAGCATAACGTGTGCGGGTAGTGGTACTGGCGTATTTACAGGGGCAACTACTCATTCTGTAACGGGTACGCCATTAATTAATATTACTGGTACAGGAACATTAACTTTATTGCCAGCATCTGTTACAGAAGCCAATTCAATTAGTTTTACCATTAACAATGCCGCCTCTAATGCGATTGGTGTATCTGGCTCTGTTAAAAATTTAACTTTTGCTGGAACATACACAGGAAATTTAACCAACGGGACTAGAACTCTTTACGGAAATTTAACTCTTAAATCGGGCATGACATTATCGGCTGGTGCTAGTGTAACTACCTTTGCCGCTACTAGCGGAACTCAATTAATTACTTCTGCGGCATTAAACCTAGATTTTCCAATTACATTTTCGGGTACTGCTACTTATCAATTGCAAGATGCTTTAAGCGTTGGAACTGCTACAAGTAGAACAATTACACTAACAAGTGGTACGTTGGATTTGGCTGGTTTTACATTAACTAACTTTGGTTTGTGGGCATCAAATAATTCAAACACAAGAGCGATAGTTTTTAATGGTGGAAATTATACAAACACATATTCAATAGCAACGGCAGGAGTTTGGGGTATGCAAACCGCAACAGGGTTTACCTATACAGGAACACCTACTGTTAATATAACTGGAAATTCTACTGGTGCATTTACAAGAACTATATCTCATGGTAATACAGCAGGACAAACTGAAACAAACTCAATAACTGTTAACGTGTCTGCTGGTAGCGATACTGTAAGTCTGCAAGGCGGATTTTTAAATGTTAATTTAACAAGTTTTACAGGAACATTAGCAAATAACACTAGGTCTATTTACGGAAATTTAACATTACCATCAGGCATAACTTTAACCGCAGGAACATCATCAACCACATTTGCATCAACAAGTGCAACAGTAAGAACAATCACAACCAATGGAAATAATCTAGATTTTCCACTTACATTTGATGGTGTTGGAGGCACTTGGAAATTAGTTGGTGCTTTAAATGTAGGAACTGCTACTGGTAGAGGAGTTACTTTAACAAACGGAACATTGGATTTAGACGGCAATACATTTACTCATTTTGGTGCTTTTAGTTCTTCTAATTCAAATACAAGAACAATAGCATTTGGTACTGGAAACATTACAAATACTTTTACAGGTACATCAACAATTTTTGGTATGACAACTGCTACCAATTTTACTTATACAGGAACACCTACTGTTAATATAACGGGTAATGCAGGGTCAGGAATTACAAGAACAATAACATTTGGTAATACTACGGGACAAACCGAAATAAATTCTTTGTCTTTTACTATTTCTGCTGGAAGCGACACTATTTCTATTGGTGGTGGATTTTTAAATCTTAGTTTTGCTGGTTTTACAGGAACAATGACAAACGCAACTTTGTCAATTTATGGAAACTTATTATTTCCAACTGGCATGACATTAACTGCTGGTACTAATACAACAACATTTGCCTCAACAAATGCAACAGTAAGAACAATAACTACTAATAGTAATACGCTTGATTTTCCTATTACATTTAATGGAGTAGGCGGTTCATGGCAATTGCAAGACGCTTTAACAGTAGGTACAACAACAGCAAGAAACCTAACACTTACAAGCGGTACGCTAGATTTAAACGATAAAACGCTAACTATTTTTGGTGCATTTAGTTCAAGCAATACAAATACTCGCTCTATATTGTTTGGTACTAATGGAAAAATTACGCTTACTAATACAGGTACAGCTACAGTTTTGGGTATGGGTACTGCTACAAACTTTACCTACACAGGCACATCAGCAATTAACCTTACAGGTGATATTGCATCGGGAATAACAAGAACAGTACAGTTTGGAAGTACAGCAGGGGCAACAGAAAGCAACGCACTAAACTTTACAACTACTGCTGGACAAGTTGGAAGTATTGCCTCATTTCCTTCTTCAACAACAAACACCGCAGTTAAAGATTTAATATTTACTACTGGATTTGCTGGTGCTTTAGCAAGTAATGGCAGAACAATATTTGGAAACTTTACTTGCAGTAGTACGATGAGCCATGTATCAGGTACAGGCACAACATCTTTTAGTGCAACATCAGGAACACAGCAGATTACCCTAGCTGGTACTGCTATGGATTCTGCAATTAATTTAAACGGAACAGCAACCTACAGCTTGCAAGATGCGTTTGTAACAGGGGCTACAAAGACAATAACATTAAGTACAGGGACTTTACAAACAAACGGATATAGCGTTACTTGCGGAACATTTAACTTTAGTAATGCAAACACAAAAACATTAACACTTGGAACATCTACTGTAACAATAACTGGCGGCACAAGTACATCAGGGTTTGTTGGCTCTAATACAGGAACAACTTACGATGTAGCAAACTCAACCATTGTGTTTACAACAACAGGTTCTGCTGTTTTTGCTGGCGGTGCGGGTACTGGAGGTGGTAATTTATATGGCACAATTACTATGTCAGGGTTAGGTGGAACGCTTTATTTAGGTCTTTCTACGGGTAGTACATTAGCAAGATGTACAACATTAAACAACACAGTATCGCCTTGCACTATTACCAATTCTTGTACAACCGCATTTACAGTTACCAATTTCAACGTCAATGGAACAGCAGGAAACCTAGTCGTTTTAAACAGTAATACGCCAGCAACGGCAAGGACAATCACAAAGGCAAGCGGTATTACAGATGTAGACTATTTAAACATCCAAGACTCAACGGCTACGGGTGGAACATGGAACGCATATAGTTCGACCAATAGCGGTAATAATACGGGGTGGAACTTTCTAACCCGTAACAATGGCAACTTTTTGATGTTTTTTTGAGGAAACTACTAAATGACCCCTGAACTTGATAAATATTATTCTGACCGATTCTCGATGATGGCATCTGAGGGTTGGAAAGAATTATTAATTGATATTGACAACATGATAGTTTCCCTCAATAATATATCTGTAATTCAAGACGAAAAGTCTCTCCAATTCAAAAAGGGGGAACTTTCCATACTTAATTGGCTAAAAACCTTGAAACAGGTTTCCGAAAGAGCATACGAGGATTTGAATGAAAAGAATATTTGAATTTGCCTGTGAAAACGGGCATTTAACCGAAAGACTGATTGATTATGAGTCAAAAAGTATTCGGTGCGAGTGCGGAGAAACAGCCAACCGCATTTTGAGTGCTCCTGCTTTTAAGTTAGAGGGATGGTCGGGGAATTTTCCATCAGCGCATGGGAAGTTTGAGAAAAGCCATTTTGATAAACTGAAATCGGAGCAAAAAGCCAACTCATAAGCAGAAATGCCGAGTTGAATGTCCTACAACCAAAAGTGGCAGGAAAAAGGAAAAAGTATGTTGATTGACAAAGAAGACGAGACGCAAAGTGAGTTAGAGGCTGAAGAAGCCAAAGTCGAAGAAGTCGCAGGTATCCCTGATAAATATCAGAATAAGAGACTTGAAGACGTTATTCGGATGCACCAAGAAGCTGAAAAGATGATTGGTAAGCAAGCCCAAGAAGTTGGGCAAGCAAGAAAAGAAGCATCTGAGGTTCGACAGTTGGCAGATGAACTCATTAAGCAGAACCTTGGCTCTAAGCAACAACTTACTAAAGAGGAAGAACCTGAAGTAGATTTCTTTGAAAATCCACAGAAAGCGGTTCAAAAGACGATTGATAGTCACCCTGATGTAGTAGCGGCTCGCCAAGCGGGTCAAGACTTCAAAAGGATGCAGATTCAACAGAAGTTGGCACAGAACCATCCTGATTTTTCACAATTAGTGCAAGATTCGGAGTTTGTAAATTGGGTGAAATCAAGCCCAGTTCGCATAGGTTTGTATGCCAAGGCTGATGGTGAATTTGACTATGATTCGGCACATGAACTGTTAAGCACTTATAAAGAGTTGCGTGGTGTGAAGGCTAAACAGATAAGCGATAACGGGGAAACTCAACGCAAATCTAACCTAAAAGCCGCAACTGTTGACGTAGGTGGAACTGGAGAGAGTTCAAAGAGAGTTTATCGAAGGGCAGACCTTATTCGGCTGAAAATGACAGACCCGAACCGCTACGATGCTTTGTCTGATGAAATTATGACGGCATACGCAGAGGGAAGGGTCAAGTAATTAACTTTTTGTTTTTAGGAGATTCATCATGGGATTAGGAACAGCACACGTAACGCTAACGACCGCAGACAAATTCATTCCAGAAATTTGGAGTGACGAGATTATTGCGGCTTACAAGAAAAACTTGGTTCTTGCGAACTTAGTTATGAAAATGAACTTTAAGGGTAAGAAGGGCGATGTAATTCACATTCCAACCCCAACAAGAGGTTCTGCATCAGCAAAGGCGGCTTCAACTCAAGTAACATTGATTGCGGCAACTGAGTCTGAAGTTCAAGTAACTATTGGTAAGCATTACGAGTATTCTCGTTTGATTGAAGATATTGTCGAAGCACAAGCCTTAAACAGTTTGCGTAACTTCTATACTTCAGATGCTGGCTATGCACTTGCCAAGCAAGTTGACACAGATTTGGTTCAATTGGGTCGTGCCTTCAATGGTGCAACAGTTGGAACTGATGACTATGCAACTTCATCTGCAACTACTAAAGCCTACATTGGTGGCGATGGTACTACTGCTTATAACTCATCAACTTCCAATGCTTCTGCATTGACTGATGCCGCTATCCGCAGAACTATCCAACGTCTTGATGACAATGACACTCCTATGGATGGTCGTTTCTTCATCATTCCACCCTCATCACGCAACACGTTGATGGGTTTGGCACGTTACACCGAGCAAGCATTTGTGGGTGATGGAAGTGCTATCCGTACTGGTGAAGTTGGTAACTTGTATGGTATCCCCGTATTTGTTTCTAGCAACGCTGATACAGGCGCAGGCACTTCAACCACAGACCGCATTTGCTTGATGGGTCATAAAGACTCGATGGTATTGGTCGAGCAAGTTGGTGTTCGTTCACAGACCCAATATAAGCAAGAGTATTTAGGCACTCTCTATACAGCAGACACGTTGTATGGTGTAGCCGCTTTGCGTACAGCCGCTTCTAGCGGTTTGGCAAAGTCTTCCTCTGCTTATGCTTTGGCAGTACCTGCCTAATTGCAGTTGCCCCCTCCTTAGTGGGGGGGTCTTTTTTAACCACAATTAGGAGAAATCAAAATGGCAGCAGCAACGTCAATCACCTCTCGTAGAGGTAATGACCAGTTCCGAGGAATGTTTAGCGACACTTGGGTGGTCACAGCAACACTTGATGCGGGTTCTTTGGTAGATGCGGCAGGAGAGACAGACACTATTGCAGTACCTGGGGTTGCATTGGGTGACATGGTTTTAGGATGTTCTTTCGCAGTCGATGAAGCAGGTTTAACTGTTACAGGTTATGTCTCTGCGGCTAGTGTAGTTTCTTTGCGTATACAAAACGAAAGTGGCTCTACTGTTGACTTGGCATCAGCTAAGATTCGTGTAGTTGTTGGTCGATTAATCGTCTAACAGGGGAAGGGGGTCACAAACCCCCTTTTCTTCATTTAAAGGTTTTTATGGCTCAGTTTCAAGATACAACGACAGGTACGATAATTACCTTCAATCTTCAACATGACATTGACTCCATGAGAAATCATCCTAACTACATTCGGTTAGATGATGCAAAAGAAGAACCTTTAAGTGAAGTAAAATTTAATCCTCCCATCCCGCAATTTAAGAAGATGGGTAGACCTCGAAAGGTTCAGAATGTCTGATATTGACGCTAGAGACTTTGGCAAGTTAGAGGCTCAAGTAGAGTCTTTACAGATACAGGTTGCTCAACTAAGTGTTGACGTTAAGTTGATGCTTGAGATGATTAACCAATCTAAGGGCGGTTTTTGGATGGGCATGGCAGTTGTGTCTACCTTGTCAGGAATCCTAAGTTTCTTTGCCGCTAGGTGGCTAAAGTGAAAGAAGGATTGCTCTCAGGCACAGTTTGTCCCTTGCCTACTCAAGATATTCATGTAAATCTGAAAAACAGAAATCATGCTTTTAAAGAGTATGGATATGGTGCGCCAAACCCACTTGAACCTAATGAAGCGTTTTGGTTGAAAAAAGCCAAGATGTATAACGCACCTACCGAAGTAGTGAAAACTATGCGTTGTGGTAACTGTGCCGCATTTATCCAAACTCCCAAGATGATGGAGTGCATCAAATTGGGACTAGAGAAAGGTAAGTCTAGCCCTAATGAGTTGGACTATGACCAACAGTTTATTGATGCGGCAGACCTTGGATTTTGCGAGTTATTTCATTTCACCTGTGCGGCACTAAGAACTTGTGACGCATGGAAATCAGGCGGTTCTATCAAAAAGGATACAAAATGAAAAAAACAACTACTTATAAAGATGCAAATAGTGCTGTAAAAGGTGCTAAAAAACGTGGTGAACCATCAATAACCTTTATGGTGGCAGTTGGTAAACCAAAGCCTATGCGTGGTCAACGCACAGCAACTAACATGATGAAGAAATCTTCAAGGAGCAAATAATGTCAACATTTCAACTAGACCCAAACCAAGTGGCTTTTGGAGTTGCTAGTCATGGTACAACCCAAGTGGCAACAGTCACAACCTCAAGCGTTCAAATGACGGCTTTTGGTGCTACAACTACCATGATTCGCATTGCTTGTGGTCAAGGTCATTGCCATTATGCAATTGGCACTAGCCCAACTGCAAGTATTACAACATCAGCAATGATTCCACCTAATTGTGTTGAAATAGTACGAGTGAATCCTGCTCAAAAGATTGCTTTTATCAAAGATGCAACAATTACTACTTCAACTGTTTCAGTTACAGAATTGGTCTAAGGAGTAATCATGGCAACAAAGAAAATGGCTAAAGTTGGTAAAGTTATGCACGAATGGAAAGAGGGAACTCTACATTCAGGTAAGGGTGGGAAAGTTGTTAAATCTCAGAAACAAGCGGTGGCTATTGCTATGTCTGAGGCTGGAATGAAGAAACCAAAAAAAGGAAAATAAGATGAAGACTCCTGCTTGGCAACGCTCCGAAGGAAAAAATGCCAAAGGGGGGTTGAACTCTAAAGGCAGAGCATCTTATAATGCAGAAACTGGTGGCAACTTGAAAGCACCAGTTAAGTCGGGGGATAACCCTCGTAGAGCAAGTTTCTTGGCTCGCATGGGCAATATGGCTGGTGCAGAGTACAAGGATGGTGAACCAACAAGACTGCTTCTTTCGCTCAAGGCTTGGGGTGCAAACTCCAAGGATGATGCAAAGGCAAAAGCCAAGTCAATTTCCGCAAGGAATAAGGCAAAGGCAAAATGAGAGCATTATCGGTTGGAGCAAACTTAACAGCAAATACGCTGACAACTCTTTATACAGTACCTACTGGTTACTATGCAAAGGTTGTATTGCTTCGTGCCGCTAATGCTACTACTTCAAATAAACACATTACATTTGATTGGGTAGACACTTCAGCGACTGCTACATATTCGCTTGTCTATCAAACAGCAGTTACTTCCAAGACCACCCAAGATTGGGGTGGCACATCTTACTTTGTAATGGAAGAAGGCGATATTTTAAAAGCAACATCAGAGGCGGCATCTACCTTTGCGGTAGCAGTCACCATTGAAGAAGAAGGGTTGACTAGACAATGACCTATTTAGAACTGATTAACGATGTACTAATTCGACTGAGAGAGGCAAGTGTTACCTCTCCAACAGAAACTACTTATTCAACATTGATAGGCAAGTTTGTCAATGATGCCAAAAGTCAAATTGAAAATGCTTTCTCTTGGAATGTGTTGGGACAAACAATTACAGTAACAACAGCTTCGTCTACTTCATCCTACGCTTTAACTGGTGCTGGACAGAAGTTTCAAGTAATGGATGTAATCAATACAACTAGCCTTTTATCACTAAGAAACATTAGTTTTGTGGACATGAACCGAAAACTAAACTTTCTTCCTGTTGCTACTCAATCACCAACAGAATATGCTTTTGATGGGGTTAACGGGTCTTACGACACAAAGGTAAGTTTGTACCCAGTACCCGATGGTGTTTACACAGTTAAGTTTGCTTTAACAGTACCACAGGCAACACTATCTTCAGGCTCAACAGTTGTGTTAGTGCCTGATACATTGGTTGCTCAAAATGCTTATGCAAGGGCTTTGGTTGAGCGTGGTGAAGATGGTGGTCTGTCATCAAGTGAGGCATACTTACTTTACAAATCTATGCTCTCAGACCATGTTGCGTTAGAGGGAACTCGCTATCCTGAGAATCAGGAGTTTGTGCCAATATGAGTCAGCAAATACAGACTTATAGCATTTCAGCACCAGGCTTTTTTGGGTTGAATACGCAAGACTCGCCTCTTGATTTGGCGGCTGGATTTGCTTTGATTGCTACTAACTGTGTGATTGACCAGTATGGTCGTATTGGCTCACGCAAGGGTTGGTCAAGGGTTAATGCGTCTAGTGGTGCTTTGGGTGCTAATGATATTGGTGTGATACATGAGTTGGTTCAATCAGATGGTACTTTGACTGTTTTATTTGCGGGTAACAATAAACTCTTTAAACTTGATGGCTCTAACGCTGTTTCAGAATTAACGTATGGGGGAGGGGGTACTGCCCCAACCATTACTGCAAACAACTGGCAATGTACATCTTTGAATGGAATTACTTATTTCTTTCAATCAGGGTTTGACCCACTCATATTTGACCCAACTGTTTCTACAAGCACGTTTAGACGAGTGTCAGAGAAAACTGGTTATGTAGCAACTGTTCCAAGTGGAAACATTGCCATAAGTGCGTATGGTCGGTTATGGGTTGCAAGTACATCGTCAGTTAAAAACACAATTTATTTCTCTGACCTTTTGTCGGGTCATGTATGGTCAACAGGAACGGCTGGCTCATTAAATGTAGACAGAGTTTGGCCTAATGGGGCTGATGAGATTACTGGTTTAGCTGCGCACAACGGGTTTCTAATCATATTTGGTAAACGTCAGATATTGGTTTATGCCAACGCAACAACACCAGCCACAATGACTTTGAGTGATACTGTTGGTGGGATTGGTTGTATAGCAAGAGACACAATTCAAAGTACGGGTAAAGACATTTTGTTTTTATCCAATTCAGGTATTCGTTCATTTGCTAGAACCATAACCGAGAAGTCTGCCCCATTGGGAGACTTGTCTAAGAATGTAAGAAATGATTTGATAGATATTCTTGCGGGGGAAACACTTTCTACTGTCAAGTCTGTTTATTCAGAAAAAGAAGCGTTTTATCTCATAACGCTTCCTTTAGTTAAACAAGTATTTTGTTTTGACACTAAGGTGCAGTTACAAGATGGCTCGTTTAGGATAACAACTTGGGACTCAATTGAACCTACTGCCTTGCTATCTCGCAGAAACGGGGACTTGTTAATTGGTAAAAATGGTTATGTTGGCAAGTATGGAACTTATCAAGACCATACAAGTGCTTATCGTTTTCAGTATTACACCAACCATGCAGATTTAGGTGACCAATCAGTTACCTCTATATTGAAACGATTGTCAATTGTTGTCATTGGCGGAACAAACCAATACGTCACAATGAAGTGGGGATTTGATTTTAGTTACAACTATTTGTCAAACAATGTTTTAATCCCAACGCAAAGCATTTCCGAGTATGGGATTGCTGAGTACGGGGCAAATGCAACAACAGTAGCGTATTACTCTGATGGTGTTTCTTTGCAAACATTGACCTCAAGTGCGAGTGGTGCTGGTAAAGTTGTGCAAACGGGTTATGAGACTAACATCAATGGTAGTCAATTGTCGGTTCAAAAGATTGAAATTCAAGCCAAACGTGGGAAAGTCAGTTAAGGAGAAATATGAGTAATTACACCAAATCAACCAATTTTGCGTCTAAAGATAATCTTACATCGGGTGACCCGTTAAAGATTGTCAAAGGTACTGAAATCAATACCGAGTTTGATAATATTTCAACTGCTGTTGCGACTAAGGCTGACCTTGCAAGTCCTACCTTTACAGGTACTGTTAATGTTGCGGCAATAACTGCATCATCAACGATTACAGGCAATGTCACAGGTGCAGTTACAGGCTCATTAGCGGGTGGCACAGGATTGCCTTTAACTACTGGTGTGACAGGAACTTTGCCAGTTGCTAATGGTGGAACAAATCAAACAACTTACACAAATGGTCAATTACTTATTGGTAATACAACAGGAAATACACTTTCCAAATCAACATTAACTGCTGGTAGTGGCATATCAATTACTAACGGAACGGGAACAATTACTATTGCATCAACTGCTGGCACAGTTACTTCGGTTGCAACAGGTAATGGCTTGTCAGGAGGAACAATTACTACTTCAGGAACATTAGTAATTTCTGCACCAAGTGCAGGTAGTGTAGGGAGTTATATGATAGGTAGAATAACTTCTAATGTAGGTTCATTAAGTTTTGGCTCTACTTTTGCAGGTTCATCTTTTACAACAAATGGAGCAGTTTGGAATGGTTGTACTATGCAGTCTAACTCTTGCATTTCAAGCACTCAATCAGGAACTTGGCAATTTATGGGCGCATTTACTGGTACTGGTTCTGTAAATAATTTGATGTTTGCAGTTCGTGTTAGTTAAAAGGAAAAATAATGTTAACACTACAATATGCAAAAAATCCAATTTGGTTTGGTAATGATAGAGAACAAATTAATTTAACTGTGAAATGGTTTGAATTTAATCAAGAACATTCGTTTACAGCTACAAGTTTTGATTCTGAACAGCATGGTGTAGATTTATTTAACAGAGCAAAATCAGGTGAATTTGGTGATATTGAAAATTATTTTGCTAGTTCAGAATTACAACCGCAAACAACTGGTTCACAAAATTTATGATTGAAAATGTAATTCCAATTCATCAAGTTAATTATGACGGGGCAATAATTAATATATTTCATGCCAACAAAGGGCAAGGATTGGAAAAACATTTTCACGCATACTCACATCTAACAATATGTAATGCAGGGTCTTGTGCGGTACGCAAGGAAGGCAAAGAACTCATAATGACCAAAGACACTCAGCCTGTAAATTTGCTTGCTGATGGATGGCATGAGATTGAAGCGTTGGAAGACGGGACAGTTTTTGTTAATGTTTTTGCTGAAGGTAAGGTATGAACCTACCCGATTACATCACTCACCACTTTTCTGATGGACTGTATGCCAAGGAAGCGAGTATTCCTGCTGGAACTATGCTTATGCAACACAAGCATACATATTCCCATTTTGGGATACTTGCCAAGGGTAAGGTTGTAGTTGTCAATGATGGTGATATTAAGATTTACGATGCTCCTGCTTGCATAAATATTGAGGCAGGAAATCATCATGGGATTAAAGCGGTTACTGATTGTGTTTGGTTTTGTATTCATGCCACAGACGAGAAAGACCCGTCTAAGGTGGATGAAGTTTTGATTCAAGGAGAATAATCATGGCATTTATGGGCGCACTTATTAGCGGAGGTTTAGGATTGCTTGGTAGTTCCATGCAAGCAGATTCCAATGCGTCTGCGGCTAGAGCCTCGGCTGATGCTCAACGCTATGCGGCAGACAAGGCGGCAGAGGAGGCTAGGTTTAGACCTGTTGGCATTACAACTCGTTTTGGTAAATCTAACTTTGGGTTTAGTCCTGAAGGTTATTTGACGAGTGCAGGATACACAGTATCTCCTGAACTACAAGCCTATCAAAACAGGTTATCAGGTTTGCAAGGTGGTGCATTAACGCAAGCAGAACAAGCACAAGGTCAGTATGCCCCGTTACAAGGTGCGGCTCAAAACTTGTTTGGTTTGGGGCAACAGTATCTTCAGCAAACCCCTGAACAAGTTGCTCAACAATACATGACTAACCAACAGGCTTTGCTTGCCCCTAGTCGTGATGTTGAATCTGCTAGGTTAAGTAACCAATTGTTCAACACAGGCAGAGGTGGATTGTCTGTGGCTCAAGGTGGCAATCTAGGTGCGGCTAATCCTGAACAACAGGCGTTGGCTAATGCTAGAGCAATGCAAGACCTTCAGTTGGCGGCTCAAGCACAACAAGCGGGTCAACAACAAACATTGTTTGGTGCAGGGTTGTTTGGTCAAGGTGCTAACTTACTTGGTGGTTACCAACAAGGTCAGATTGGTGCATTGTCTCCATTCCAAGCGTACTTAGCGGCTAATCAAGGCATTGAGTCATTGGGTCAAGCACCTTTGGATATTGGTGCTCAGTTGGGTGGT